ACAGATGCTCTGTACCACTGTACGTCAATATCACTGGCATTGCTTGAAGCATTCGTAATGAACAGCAGACTCATGTGTGCCTTTGCATTGGCAGGACATGTGTACAAAGTTAAAGGCACATCATCTGTGCTTATAGCAACAATCTCAGACTTTGTTCTGCTGTTCTTTGCGATGGTCATGTATGGGTTTACCCCCGGCGGGTGTTGGTCAGATCGTAAACTATAAAATTCTTTAAGTCAACACCACTGATGCATTTTTGTGATGTTCACGTAAAGAAGGGGCCCGAAGGCCCCGACTCGTACTTAGGCGAAAGCTTCGCCAGTCTTAGTGCTGAGACCCAGAGGAGCCATGACAGCAACTACACGTACTTTACCGTCGAAAGCCGCAGTTGTAGCTTTCAAAAGGATTTCGTCAGCCGCGATGTACAGCTTACCGCCACCTACAGAGTTTAACTCCGCAGTCGCGCTGTCTGCATCAAGACTGTCGACGTAAGCAACAGCAGACTCAGAATCACCTAAGTCTAACTCGCCTGCGTTTCCAGAAGCGGTAATTAACTGAATGCCTGCCGCAACAACGACAGTTTCAGCAGGAACTTGGAAAACATCAATTGTTTCGTTGATTCCCAAGTTAGTTGTAGAAAAGTCAAGAACTGCTTCTTGAACGTAAGAGTTGGAACCTGCTGAAATATTTACAGAGTTACCAGTTACGGAATATGTTCCGGCCATTTTTTAGTCTCCCTTAAGCGGCAGTTGCAACAACACCTTGTACGAGGGCTTCTGGACGTAAGACCTTGCGGCCGAATACGTGAAGACCACGAACGATGTCGCTGAATGTGTCAGTTGAACGGACAACTTCTGTCTTAGCGATGTGCGATGCAGTCGCTGTAGAAGACATGTGACCCGCAAGAACTACGAAGTCGTTTGTAGTGTCCTGTGAAGTGATAGTCACAACGTCAGTACCAGAGTTGTTGAGTGCAGTTGACTTGTAGCAAGCCATACCTGCAATGTTGCCCTGCATGACGAGACCGTTACGTAGTGGTGAAGTTGCGTCGCCAGTTACCTGTACTTCTGCGAACTTAGCACCTGCACCAAACAATGCTTCATAGAAAGCAGGTGGCGCAACGAAGAAACGGTTTTCTTCTGGGATTGACTGGTCGTCCAAAGCACGTGCCATTGCCAACATCATGTTTACAGCAGAGTCACCTTTGGTTGCCGCTGTGTAGATGTTGATTGGAGCACCGACAGTACCGAAGTCAGTACCTGTGTTGCCAGCACCATCAGCCATTGCTTGGAGGACGTTAGCATCGTACTTACGCTTCAGAGAGAACGCACCTGAAGATGTAGCCAACGCTTCAAAGTTAACGTGTGACTGACGCTCTTCGATGTCGTCGATCTTGAACGCGAAAGCATTCGCTTGGTCAACAACCATTGTGATCTGGTCGTCAGCGAGATCCTGTGGATTTACCACAGCACCACGTGAGTATGCAGATACAGTGATTGTAGGTTCTTTGATGATACGTACTGTGTCACCGTAGTTTTCGATTTCACCAGCATAATCAGTGTTTGTGATATCCTCTACGACAGAGGCACGACGGAAAAACTTCAGGACTTTCTGAGAAAAGATCTCAGGAGTAAAGTTACCTGAAGGCAGGTTGTTATAACCTGATGCGCTATTAAAAGCCATGTTATTACCCTTCCTTATGAGATAGATAGGTTGTTAAAGTTTTTATGCTCTATAGTCAATTCGGCCTTCAGCACGTGCGGAGTCGATTTCACTTTCGATTTTCTCGAATTCCCACGGCTTTAATTTGCCGATTTCGGAAGCTTTCCAAATTTTCTTATCCGAGGAGGCATTAGACACAACGTCTTTTGCCGCTGTCTTAGTAACAGCTACCGCCGGATCAGCATCGCGGGATTTCTTCCGCTGTTTTGTATTGATGCCCATGTCTGCTTTGTAGAGGTCTAAGACTCTACTCGCCCACTTAGCGTCTTTATTGTTCTTGTAGATACCATCTGCAATCGATGTCGGTTGTCCGTCTAACCATTTAAGAAACTTGTCATCTTTCTTGAGTTCCGGAAAATCCGGGTGGTTAGAAAGAAGTTCTTTGTAGGCCGACTTAACCTCGAGCTCTTGCTCCTTACCCTTCAGTTGTTTGATCTCGTTCTTGAGTTCACGAACATGATCATCCGCCCGAAGTGATGAAATGGTCTCTACTACCGCATACACATCCGGATACTTTTGTTTGAACTCTCGGAGTTCTTCCGGTGTCTTTGGTAACTCAGAAGTTGAGAGTCCACTCTCTCTTCCTGCTTGTTGAGCATTTGCGATTTCTTCACGCTCTCGCTTCCACTCTTCTAGCTTTGAGTCATAATGACGCTTGAGGTCGTCATACCGTTTTTTATAGTCGGTATCCGATTCCTCCGGAGCTTTAGCAAAGCTCTCTTCGTTTTCTTGCTCGGGAGTAGCCTCATCAGTTGAGGGGTCCTGTGCTTCTACGTTTGTTTCACCATCTTCATCATCGTCTTTGTACACTTCTTCACGGTACTTTCCGCGATAAAGTGCGTCGTCGTTGATTGTGCCGAAACTATCATTGGGCTTGTTTGCGCGATGCCCTCTAGGTTTTGCCATTTTATTCTCCTATCTCACGGGGCCTCATGGCTGAGGGTAGCCGTAGGTTGTTGATACGGGGCCCATCGAAATGGGGTAGCCGTTATTTTGAAAATAGTTTAAACGACAGCCTGTGCCTGCTCTGCTTCGGGGCTTTGGCCGTTTTCTGCGATCCGTTTTTCGACTTCAGCTTTGCCGCGATTGTTGATCTTGTTGAGTCTACCGATTCCGATGACTTTTGCGAGGAGGGGGTGAACCATGATTTCACCTTTGGACACTAATAAAGATACAGCATCCTCTTCTGGTATTTTACCTTCTCCAAACGAAAAGTCAACACCTTGCTTGCGTAATTCTTTAACAGCGTTGAGTAGCATGTCTTTTACATCCGCTGTTCCCATCAGTTCTGCGGCAGGCTGGTTGATGATAAACGTGCCTTCGGGAACAGTCTTCTCGACGTTGTCTGCAACAGACTCAGCTTCTGTCACATTTTCTGGGTTTTCGATAATAGGGCCAGACTCCCCTGTAACAGCAACACCACCTCGGTTCATCGTTTGCATACCACCAGCAATCTCTTTCACGCGACGGTTGTGAGCAAAGATAGCCCGCACTTCTTCAGGACTTGTTGCGATTGCAGGATCACGCATAAACGCATCAGGCATTTGCTTCACGTACTCGGCGTTAACCGTAAGATAGTCATCCTGTTGGTTGATGGCTCCCCCGACAGCGGCAGTGCGGGTAGGAGCAGGAACACGACCCCGCATTACATCGTACGGGGAGTAACTCATCGGGGTTGTTGCACCGAATTGACGGAGGTAGTACTGGTAGTCTTTTGTTTCTTCTGGATCAGTTGCTTCCTGCACAATTTTTTCTGCGGCTGTCATCCGATCTGAATCACCACCTCTATCGGAATCTCTTTCCGCCTGCTCTGCGGCGAGACGTGCTGTACGCTCAGCTTCTGTTTCGATAGTGGTAGTCCGAAACAAATCTTTTTCTAGGGCACTAACAGCAGATGTGGAATAGTACTGCTTAGATACATCGTACTCTTTAAATGGAGATGGCTCTGTTGCATACTTCATCATCTCTTTCGTATCCACTTTTATGCGCCCCGGAAGACCCATAGCAAGAGGAGCGGCAAACCCGAGAGTATTGGCAAGAGTGTCTCCGAGTTTATTTTCGTCGGTTACGTCGTATAGATTGGTAACTTGTAAGCCTTGAGGCCCTGTTGTGTAAACAAAGCTACGTTCTTGAACTTCACCACTAATCTGATTTTTTTGATTGACTTTTACTGTAAAAACTTGTGAACCGTCTTTGAGAGTGTCGATTTTTTTTGCTTTAGCCCCTAATTTTTGGAGAGCTTGTGCCGGGTTCGCAACGAGTTGTTTTTGAAAGCTAGTTTCAGGAAGCGACTTAAATGTCTCGTAGGGACTGTAGGGATCGAGTAGATCAGTATTAAATCCTAAACTTTTATACTGACTTAATGCTGGGGTATCTTTAGCAGTGGTCGAAGGAGGACCACGAAAATCAAAGTCAATACTGTCAGGAATGCCGTCGGCATCAGAATCCCCCGGAGGTGCTGTATTAACATACGATCCCCCAGCAAAGGGGTCATAAAGATCTCCAAAAGAAGTAGGCTGGCCGTAGGTTGTTGTCTGGGGTGTCCCAACTCCATAATCACTGCCCGCAAAAGGATCATAGACACTCGTAAAAGATGGCCCTGTATCTGCGTCCAAATAATCAGGAATACCATCACTGTCTGTATCGGGCGCAATTGATGGACGACTATCCGTGTCAATAGTGTCTGGAATACCGTCGCCATCGGAGTCTGGCGCAGTTGGAGTAGAGGGCGTGTAATCTAAAAAACTTGGGAGGCTACCTGTTGTCGTGTCATCGCTGTCGTTTTTTGAATCAAACCCTAAATCTTCAGCACTAAAGGTCCCGTAATCATCGTCGTCATCGTTGTCGTCTGTTGAATCAGACCCTAAATCTTCAGCACTAAAGGTTCCGAAATCATCATCGTCATCGTCGTCTCTACTACTGCCTGAATTCCAATTACCCATCGTTTCTTATCTCTCTTGTTCTACAACAGCCTGATGGTTATCCTTCAGATGTAGGAGGATTTCCAGTAAAGCCATCTTCCCCTGCAACTGGTACATTTCCCGTTCCGACTGTGCCGTTACCAACCCCCGAAGCGTCACTTGGTGGAGGTCCGTTAGGTACGCCGTTAGGCTCTCCCACGCCTGCGGGTTGTGGACCAGCGGGCCCACCTTCTGGGCTTGTTCCTTGTTGAGCATTTTGTAGTCCTTTTAGCATCTCAGCATATAGCTGTGCTTCGTTCATGTCGTTAACGAGTTGGTCTGGGTCAATGTCCTGTGAAATAGCGAGCTCACGTATCAGGTTTGGAATCTTAATAAACGGAGCGAGCATCGGATTCGCCACAGTCTGGAGCAACGCAGTAAGACGCTGTGAGCGCACTTCCTTCTGCATCACTGCCGCAGTACCGCGTGGTTTGATCTCCAGATCCCCCACAATCTCTGGGGAGTCATCGTTGTATTGCATATTCCACTGGAAGTAGGCTTCCCCAACAGGCTTTAAGAGATAATCGTCGATATTCTTCACGACGGTCTTTATCGAGAGATTCCCAGAACTGAGAAGCATCGAAAGACCCGATGCTGTACGTCCTGTCCCTGTTACACCAGTCTGTCCGTGCATGATGCTCGGAATACCTGTCTCTTCATCCGCAAGCTGGCGGGAAATTTGGTACATCTGGATGTTTTCGGGTGCAGTATTGGGGAACTTCAATCCGTTGATTGCCGTACCTGTAACACCAGATTGCCTGCGGAATACCTTACCCGGATAGATATCGAAGTTCTGACCGGGAACGAGACTCGCTTCATCCACGTCAAATACGAGGTTGCCCGCCAGTGCTAAGTTATCGATAGCCATACGAACGTGGCCGTTCATTAGCATCTGTGCATCTTCCATGTTCTCGGCTACCCCGACTCCCCATATCTGGTACGGGTTAACTTCGTAAGGGAATGCGTGGAACGGGATACGGGCAGGTGTAAATGGGTTCAAGACGCAACGTAGCACTTCATTGCCACATACCCAAGCGTTAATTTGAACCTGATCGAGTTCCGAAACATCATCCGGAATATCGAGTCCTACCTCACGGGCAAACTTAGCATCGAGGACACCCCAGTACTCGAGAACCTCATATCGATTCTCTTGATAGTACGGCTCAGTATCATCCTCACGGATTGTATCCTCGTAGTACTTATCTTCGTAGTTTGGTCCCTTTGAAATCACGTTCTCTATCGCACGTTCGGTAAAATGTGGGCGATTCATTAGGGAACGTAACTGTTGACGATTCATCCGGTGACGTTGAATGACATATTCGCAGTCTTCGATGCTCGTTGCAGAGGGATCAGGGTGAAAGTCCCAAAGTGGGACGTGTTCAACTCGTGGTACAATCTTTTCGTCTGGTGCGTAGGTCTTTT